AGTGATGTGGTTCGCCCAACCGGCAAACTCACCGCTGCCGGTCACACCGAACACAGCATTCAAGATTTTCAGCATGATGGACTGACGCTGCTTCTGCCAATACTTGGACACCTGAGACACGATCTGCTGCATGGGGTCGGCACCGCTGTTGTAATCAACGATGAAGTCCTTCTCCTTCCAGCCGTGGGCGCGGCCAAACACGATACCATTCTGAGCGCTGCCTTCGGGGTCGGTCAGGGTGATGTCAGTTGCGCCATCGTAGTTCTCAGGAGTGCCGCCAATGACTTTGTAGAACGGCAGCGTATAAAAGTCAGAGCCGTTGGAAATCAAGCCCGCCAGTTCTGCGTTCGGGGCGACAGCACCGCTCTCAAACATCGCGGTCAGGGTGGGGTCTTTCGCATTTGCCCAGTTGTAGTTAAACAGCTCGGGGTCAAACGGAAAGCCAAGATAAGTAGCCATAATGTTTTACCTCCATAATCATTTCAAAATTGTTTTCCAGTCAGGATTGTTCTTGATAAACTCCATCTGGGATTTGGTGTCGAGTTTCAGGAAATCCGCCTTGGTCATTGCGCCGCCGGGGTTTCCATCCGCGCCTCTGGGCGTTCTTTTCAGCTTGTCCGCAATGACTTTTTGGGCGTATTTTTCCAAAAACGTCTGGTTGTTGGCAAAAACCGTAGCCATATCGCCGGATTCCATGGCCGCCGCAGTAGCGTCCGCAAGGGCTTCATCATAGCCCTGCGCAACCAGCTTTGCTTTGTAACCGGCAACGGTTTTTTCCTTCCGCAGACCGGCCAGCTCCTTTTCCATGTTCTCCCACTTTTCGGCCTGCTCCTGTTGCTTCCTCTGCTCGTCAGTCAGAAGCGCGTTGTGCTTACGCTTCCATTCCGCAGCCTCGGAATTGGCCTTGGACAGCGCGTTTTTCTGCCTTTCCAGTTCTGCGGTGTTGTCCTCGTACTCAAAGCCCTCCAAAGCGGCAAGCTTCTGTTCCGGGGTCATGTCCGCATAACCTTCAATGAGATTTGTGTCGATTTTTGCCATAATTATTCCTCCTGCGTTTGGTGAGGCGGTTCCCTCCGCCGTGATCTCTGTTTTTACGGGTTGTCTCCCGTCTGCGTTTTTGATAGAGCAGCTTCCCTGCTGCTGTTATGGAGGGCTGTACAGGCTTCGATCCTGTGACCTGCGGATTAACAGTCCGTTGCTCTACCAGCTGAGCTAACAACCCACATATCCCCGGCTTACGGTGCCGGGGAACCGCTTTGCCCGTTTCCGGGTTTCATCGCCGATAGGGAGGCCATCGGCGATATATATGGCGCGAGGCCGATTTGAACGGCCTTCTGTGGGGGGAGAGGTGAACCCCATTCGCTGTCTGCCGCGCCTAATTTTAAGTTTCTGTTTGCCTTACCGCTTATCGATGCCGCAGTGTAAAAAAGAAGGGCTTCCAATACCATTTCTGGTATCAGAAGCCCTTCGGCTGTTCGCTGCTCCCTAGAGCAGTCACAAATTATACCATTTGGTGTGGCTCTTCCGCGAAAGGTGCGGCGCTCTTTGCCAAACAGTCAGTTAACCTTCTTGCGCCGAATCTCAATGACCACGATCTGGCCTTGTTCGACTTTGATTTCCGCCTGATTCCGGCGGCGGATGATTTCCTCAATCGCCCGAATTTCCTTCGCCGTCACTCTGACCGCCGGTCTGGTTTCCGCTTCCATCGCCGTTACCTCCGTTATGTGCGGCGAGCTTCGCCGCTTTTTTCTCCTGCTCGGCCATGTAATCCATGCTCATTCGGTAGGCCAACTGCGGGTCGGAAAATAACCCGCAATGTGTAAATGCCAGTTCAGGGGCAATTTTCTCGCAAGCAAGCATCTGGGTTAGAACCGTTGATTTCTGCGCGATATTCTCGTAATTCCGCCGCGTGAACCGGATTTCCAGTGCCGAGAGTTTCAGGCTCAGATGTCCCATGTCCCGGCAGATACGCAACACCAGTTTCAAAAATTCCTTTTCGGACTTCTTGAAAATCAGCTCCGTGTCCTTGGCTCTGGCTTCCGCTGCCGACCAGCCGTCCCGCATGATGACCGCTGATCCGGTGTCAGAGGTAGAAGTCCCTCCGTTCCGGTTGGGCATTCCACAGATGGTCAGCACCGTTTCATACATGCTGTCCACAAGGGTCTGCGTCTGGGTCTGGTTCATTTCGGAGGTCAGATATTGAATCTCCGCTTTCAGTGTGGCGTCAATATCCCTGAACTTGATTGCGCCCTCGTCCCGCAGTTTCTTGTAGTCCTCACTGCTGATGTCAACATTATGGAACAGCATCAGTGCTTGAACGAACTGCTCTACGCCGTCAATTCGGTTGCTCTCCGTCATGTTAATGGCGTCCAGCAGCGGAATCACGATTTCAAATGCCCCTAAACGAGCCATGTTCGCCGGGTACTCCACAATCGGGATTCCCAAAATCTGATCTTCTGCGCGAATAACAGCCCACGTGTTCCAGACCTCGAAATACCTGGTTTCTGTCCAGCAGGAGAAAACGAGCGTTCCGTCCTCTTTTAGAACATACCGTACACCCATCATGGGTTTATGGCCAAGGCCCACAGAGTACACCACGAATGCGTATCTTGGGTCAAGGGTGAATATCTCAAAAGGAGCCTCGTCTTCCTCGGCATCCGCCAAAACGTCCGGCAAAGTCATTCGATAAGAGGTACCGCAAGTGAAGAGCCAATCGGCAAGTTCCTTATCCTTTTCCGGCTTGTCTTCGGACAGCATATAGTCATTCAGTTTCAGCACTTCGGAGGAAATGTCTTCGTCCCCACCACGGCTTACGTACTGGATTGGTTCGCCGACTTGATAGGCCGATTTGAAAGATACGATCTCATTTGCTCGGTTCTCCACAACCATGTTGTTGATTTCCGGGCGGACTTCCTTCACACGGCTCAGAATTGGCTGTTCTCCCTTGTAATACCGGTACAGGTAATCAATCTCTGCCTGATTTTGCAGGTGCGTAAACAGTGCCTTTTGTAGCACGTCGATGATATTCCCCTCGTTTATATCCGTAACCTCGGTGTAAATTACCCGACGCCCGAATAACCGCCTGCTCTCCGTATTACGCACCCCCTTTTCCGGAAATCTATTTTCTCATTTACCATTATACCACAGTGGCGGATGGTTGTCTACTTAATTCTCGTTCGTAAACCATCGGAGAATAAAAACACAAAGCGCATCGGGTGAAGTTACCTACACCCAACGCGCTCACATCCAATATTTACTTGTTATTTGCCGCTAATCGTGTCTGCGATCCCTTTAATCTGGCTGCAAACAGCAGCCAGAACGTCGCAGTACATCCCAACCCGCGCCTTACCAAGGGCAAGTTCCCCGGTTTCGGGGTCAGCCTCCATGTCAAGCATATCCAACAGCATTTCCGTTGTTGCAAGAGCCATGTGAGCATTCATCCAGATTTCGTTCATTTTTGCGGTTGTCATACGGTCTTGCCCTCCCCCAGAAACTTATTCAGGAAGAACGTCTGTCCTTTGCCGGTAACTTTCGGTGTCTTGCTCACAGAGGTATGTCCGTCACTGTGATTGATGACCGTTTCCTTGATACGGAAGAGCCCCTGCTCCATGCTGGCCTGCGTAGGCATGTTGTAATCCGTGCCGTTGCGCTTGATTAAGTACCCATTGTCCCGCATCCACCGGAACAGCCGTCTTTCGCCCATGTCCACACCATTCTGCCGCATGATCTTTGCTAACTCACCCACAAGAACCGTGCTACTGGAAGCGGCCACGCTGTCAGCGAACAGAACTTTGGGCGCATCTGCCGAAACCTTCGCTTCCAATGCCTTGCGCTTGTCCGTTTCAGCCTTTAAGGCAGTAGCTACCTTGAGCAGATAATCAGGATTCAGAATCGCCGCTTCCAGCGTTTCCTGGGTCATGTAGGCTCCGTGCTTGCGGATGGAGGGTATTACTTCTTCGGCAATCTTCGCCTGAAATGCCTCGGCAACTTCGTTCTTCGCTTTCATGGCAAGGCGGTAAAACACGCTTTCGGGGATGTATTCATCGTAGCCACAAGTGGCTACGCCCAATTCTTTCAAATACCCCTCAACTCGTTTCCACCGGACGACCTCATTGCCACTTGTGGCAACGTATGTGAATCCAAGCCCACGGGCAACAGCTTCCAGATTCAGGTAGGCGGTTCCGTTCTTTTCGTAGCAGGGGATACCGCTGATTGTCATAATTTCGTTATTCATAAAAACCTCCATAAAATTTTACTTGATAGAGGTCTCCGTTTGTGATAGAATGGATTTATCCAGCGGGAAACCTCTGGGGTGGATAGGGTGTTGGTGTGGTTTGCTAGGCCTCCAACGCCCTATTTTTTCTTTGCCAATAACAGCCGGATTCCGTTTCTGATTGCTTCTCCCTTTGTAATTCCGTTTTTGAGACAATATTCCTGCAATCTTCTGTCCGTTTCGGCATCCAATCTTACGCTAAATCGGACATCTTTTGGATTTTCGGCTTTTGGCCTTCCGGTTCTTGGTGACACCTGCTCACCTCACTTTCTGTCACGCATTAAGTATAATATATGCGTGACAAAAAGTCAAGCATTATTTTAGAACGGCCTTTTCATAACTTCAACCTTTGCCAGCCTGAAAGATTCTGAATAGTCAACCAGCATTGCGATACTGTCAACCAGGTCGTCGTTTTTGTTCTTTCCAGCCATTGTGTATCCGCAAAGCATACTCATAGCAAGCCGATACTCCTTATCGCCTTTGTATGCGCTTTCGTCCTTGAAAAGAAAATGCTCTTTGGCATATCCGGCGGCGATAATAATTCGTGTTTCTTTGTTCGTGGTGGAGAACTTTGTCGTGATTTTTGTTCTTCCGCCTTCCTCTTTCACACGCTTTTGCACATCTGCCGCAATTCTTCCTCCTGCGGAGTTGCTTTCAAAACGTGCAGCTTGAACCCTGTGCTTTAGCAGTTTTGCCACAATTCTTGCTTCCACAATTTCCGGGTTAGAATTATCGCATATAAAATCTTCAATATAGTAATCGTCACCATACTGGTACGCGATCGGCATGGCGCAATAATCCGTTCCTCTGTCCTTTGTATCGCAAGCGGCAATGATTGCGTCTGGCTCTTGGTCTGGAAGGTCAAAATAGCGGCGGAGTTCATTTTCTTGGTAAAGCAACCCCATTCTTTCTACAGGCTCATTTTGATACAGCGCTTTCCAACTGACGCTATCCATAATATCCCGCTGTTCCCGGTAGAACTTGGTGGAGAACCCCACGCCAAACTCATAATCAAAATTGCTTTCGTCGTCCTCGTTCATGGCAGGAATCCGAATGAATTTCGCCCTGGGATTGTTCTCATATTCCCGTTCCAGCCGCCCAATCACATCGTGAACGCTCCACCGGGTAGCAATATGAAGCTCTTTGCATTTGTCACCGATTTTACGCTGCCGCAGGTCCGTAGTGTAGGTTTCCCAC